ACGAAGTTGTTTAACAAAGTCTTCGTAACCACCCAAATCTGTAAAAGGTTTTATAGCTTCTTCCTTACCTTTTATCTCTTTAATTATATAAGGCAATTCACTACTTTCTAACCTAAATAATTTTGACATTTCCTCTACAGTTGGAAGAGACATTTTTACATTTTGCAGGCGTGAAGCTTCACCTAAAGCTGTATTTCTTTTCCCTTCCGCATCCCCCTGTTTGTCAGCCAAGGCAAGGTCTTCTTCATGGGCAGTTTGAATCCTGACCCGCTCCGTTATCCTTTCAAGCTCCTGATCCAGAAGCAAAAGCCTGTACTTTCTTTCATGCTTGCCGATTTTCCCGTCCTGGAACTGTTCTTCCACTTCCAAACGCTGCATCTTGTTTTTCCAGGTGTCCGCCCCCTGCTTCTCAGCAATCTCCATTTTGCGGAGGGTGAGCTGATATTCAATTTCCCGGGTCTGTTTCTCATATTCATAAGTAATGTTTTTAATATGTTGTTCATACTCCCGGTTGATGACGTGGGCCGCTTCTTCCTGTTTCGTTTTCTGGACAAGCGCAAGACGACCTTTTTCAGCATCCCTCAAATACTGGTTGATTTCATCATGCTTCCTCCTTGCCTTCTCGGCGGCCTTGTCAAGTTCGTCGCTTTTGGTCTTGAAGTGGTCAATCAAAGCGGTAATGCCGGCGGTCAGCCCCTGGATCAGCAGCATGGCCCAGCCCAGCGGCCCCATCGCCGTTTTGATGGTGGTTCCGAATAAATGAATGAATGGGATGGCTCCCCGGAGCGAGCTGGACATGCCCAGAATGCGCGTTGCCGCTATGGTAATCTGCCCCGCCAGCCCCTTGACCTGCGTGGAGGTGAGTTGTCCGGCATCTCCGGCCGTCTTGATGCGCCGTCCCAGGTCCTGGATATTCTTCAGGGCGTCCGCCTGGGCCACGTTGTCCCCGGCCTTCCGGGCTTCTTCCAACTTGGCAATGTAGGATTCCAGTTCGGCCTGTAGTTCCTCATAGGTGGCAGAGGCGCGGCGGTTGTTGGCTTCCAGCCGTTCTACCGTGGCTGCAGCGGCCTGCTGCTTCCGGGCCTCCGCGGCTTCCGCCTTTTCCGCGGCCTTGTCAGCCG